ATGTCCGACACGCTCTGCGAAAGCATGATCTGTTTCCCCTTCTCTTGCCTCCGCTGGATCGCTCCCGAACCAAGATTGCCTCTGTCCCTGTTGTCTGATGCTTGTGGCGTCGGCCATTGCTTGCGCCCAACCATCGCCTCTAGATTCGGGAACCTGTCCTGATCCCACGCTGACTCCGGCGTTATTGTTGCTGCCATTGCACTGCAACTGCGTGGAGTGGGCCACAAGCCAGAACCTGTCCCGTTGATGGGGCGCTCCGCAGTCGGATGCTGAAACAATACACCACTGACAGTCATACCCCATTTCGGCAAGGTCACTGATGACCACGGCAAGTCCTCGTCCCACAAGCATTGGTGAGTTTTCCACGAATGCGAATCGAGGTCGTACCTCACCGATAATTCGTGCCATGTGCTTCCACATACTGGATCGGCTTCCTTCAATCCCTGCTCCTTTTCCTGCGGAGCTAATGTCCTGGCAAGGAAATCCTCCCGATACCACATCAACAATTCCTCGCCACGGTCTGCCGTCAAAGGTTTGAACGTCATCCCAAATCGGGAAAGGCGGGAGAATGCCGTCATTCTGTCGGACTGCAAGTACACTTGCTGGATAGGGTTCCCACTCGACTGCGCAGACGGTTCGCCATCCGAGCAAGTGTCCACCAAGGATTCCGCCGCCTGCGCCTGCGAAGAGCGCGAGTTCTCGTAAGCCTTCATCAACGCATCTGATATTAGCCACGGCATGGCTTCCCCGCTCCGTTCAACTTCGCCTTCTCAATCCCCGCCTTCCGCTGTTCTGCGGTCAATGCAAGGGACAAAAGTTGATACGCCTTGCGCGTTTTTGTCCCTTGCGAAACTTCGTGCCATAGCCAACCGTAGGCTTCGATGATTTCAGGTTTCATTCCGCCCTCGCTCTGATTGCTGCGGCGCAGTCTCCCGCATGCGTGAGTCCTCGTATGCCAGCACATCGTCCAATCGGTAGCGGATCAATCCTCCGATCTTCATGTATCGAACGCCCTTCTTGAGCGAACGATCACGTTCCAGCGTTGCTTCGCTGATTCTCCACCGGCTGGCAAGCTCAACCTGCGTTATAAATATCGGATCACTTGTCATGGTTCACTCTCAGCGCGTAGGGAATGTATGGTTCGGTTCTTTCCATGCCAGTTTGCCAGCCCGGGATCGGCGCAACGATCTTTCCGTCCGCGTGACTGTGGTGCAATAACATCTCCACTATCCCGCTAACTTGCCCAAGTTGGTATGTCAACTGCTGCACCTGATCTCGCAGTGCGTCCAGCTTTTCCTCTATGTTGCGCTCGTTCCAGTATTTTTCGCGTTGTGCCAAGCCTAGTTTGTCGTTCATTTTTACTCGCTCCTTGGTAGAGTAAATCCAAGCCGCCGGATGGCAACCTCCAGCAGCATACCCGCGTCTTCAGCGCAGTTGTCACTGCGGGAAAATGATGTCTGCCATTCCCCGCCAACCCGCTTGCCAACAAGTCCGACCGTAATAATATTTCCCGCCCTCGCATCCTCTAACCACTGCTCTAGCAGTGCGATGCAGTCTCTGTTGTCTGGCGCAACAAGTTTTAACTCGCGGGTCATTTCTCACCTCGTTCTTTGATTTCATCCCGTATCTGTTTTAGTGCGTTGTATGTCCAGTCGCACGCCAGTTCGCCTGCGCGGGAATTGCCGACTGGAATTTGATATGCCTCTATTACTTTGATGCACGCCTCACGCTCTGCTTCGATAGCCCGTGCAATCCATTCTTTACCTGCGCCCCAAGGTCTGGACTCAATGCGTTTGCGCTCTGCTGCTGCGACAAGGGCGGCGAATGTGGCGAGGCAATCATAGGTAGTCAGTACGATATCGTTTGTGCCACTTGCTTCTTGCGCCATGCGGATGATGTCGTCCCGTGTCATGTGTTCTTCTCCTTTAGCTTTGCATCTGCCCAAATTGCACCCTCGTACGCGCTTGGCGGTATTTCTGCTAAGTCCTTGACTGTAAGCCCGACCCACTGGCGCTGTGCTGCGACAAGGGCGGCGAAGCGTTCCAGCGCATCTCCGGCTGCTTCAGTCCATGACGTGGCAAACCCAGCTTCCCGCGCCATGCGGATAATGTCTTCGTTTGTCATAGTTACACCCAGCTAGTGTCTGTAAGTCTGGCCGCCAGCCCTGTCTGCGAGCTGTCGATCAGTTGTGGTTGTTTTGTCTTGGTCACCCAATTGGTGACTGCTGCTTTCCAAGACTTCATGGGGTTCCTGCCGACCTTCCATCCGTTGCTTTCGTAGTAGGCCAAGAAACGATTTGCTTCGTGGGTAGGGTCTTGTGTTCTTCCGGTCATCTCACTGATTACCTCATCGAGAGCGGGTGGCGCGAAGCGCTTACTCTCTTGGTTCTTGGTTATTGGTTTATGTTTCTTGTATAGAATAGCCTTCGCACTGCCTTCGGATTGCGTTCGCAATGCGTTCGCATCATCATTTTCCCAGCGTTTACGGGCACTCATTGCCGCTTTGTTGCACTTCTCCCAATATTTCTGCAATTCGCGCTCAATGCGAGGGTGTCGCCAAGTACCATCCTCATGCAGATACCAAAACTCACGCAATACGACCGCAATGCGTTCGCAATGCGTTCGCATACGAATGAGGCGAGACACTTCCTCGGCTGATTCCGGAAGCCAGATTTCGTTTAGGTAGCAGTAGTCCAACATCCGCCGGTAGGCAATGTCCTCGATCTCGTCGAGGTGAGATGTATGGGCAGAATAATCGCCAATGTTAAAGGTGTAGTAGTGCATTGACACTCCACTTAAGGTGGCCTCTGGTCGAATGCCGCGAAGCACTACCAGGGGATGGTTGAAACGGCACAGAGGCCACTTTAAGGGGAGCGTCTGTGCTTCTTTGTTTCCAGTTTTCGACACTGGTAACACTAGATTACCTCCCCTTTTAGTCAAAGGGAAGCTGCAACTGGCTTGCCGTTGGATTCCCGCTGGGTTGCCACTGGTAACCCACTGGTAACCCACTGGGTTTCGCTGGGTTATCTGTCTGTTCGGGAGCCAGCCAGCAGTCCCCGCACAGCCCGTCCGGGTTCGCCCCGCAGCGGCAGATCACACTGCCACCTTCAGGGCATCGCCGTCCTTGGAGTAAATCTTTATGACTACTACCTCCTCTGGCGTCTCAATCAGAATTGTCCGGTGGTAATAGCCGGATTTTTCGTTGTAAAGCAATTCGCCCAGATTGATGTTCACCACATTGCGCACTTCGATGTTCATGCGTATTCCTCTTGGATTAGTTGTTCAATGGTTTCGCAATCGCGGTCTGTCATTTTGCGTTGAAGCCAAGGTGCAGGGCGGCCTCGACGGTCGCAAACAATGTACTCTGCGCACTCGCCGTCTGCCGGGTGGCAGTCCTCCGGCAATAGGTGAGTGATGGCTGGGGTTGACCAGCCCGTGTTGATTACATCAATCAGGCAGGGGATGCCTGAAATACGCGCTTCAATCATGCTACTTCCTTCTTGGTTGGTTTCTTTTCACTACGGAACGGACTGTAAATAGCTTGCTTTATTACTGCAAGCCTTTTTGTAAAATATTTTCTTGCCGCATGAAATTCTTTCCTTTACACCCTGCCCGCAATCGGTTATGGTGCGCCCGTGCAATCCAGCACTCAATGAGAACAAAATCATGTACAAGCAGATTTGGCAGACCCTTTCAAAGATTGACTGCTCGGCCCATGTCGAGAAGAAAAACGGCCTCAGCTACCTAAGCTGGGCCTGGGCTTGGGGCGTCTTGATGGAGCATTACCCTGATGCTCAATACAGCTTCGACCCCCCGCAGATCTTTCCAAACGGAACGCAGATGGTTTTCTGCACCGTAACCATCGGTGAATGCAGCCGCAGGATGTGGCTGCCCGTGATGGATCACCGCAACAAGTCGATAGTTGACCCGGACTCTTTCTCGGTCAACACAAGCATGATGCGGTGCCTGGTGAAATGTCTCGCCCTGTACGGGCTGGGCCACTACATCTACGCAGGAGAGGATCTTCCAGCCGTTGAGATCCAACCAGTCACCGAGGGCCAGGTAGCAGAGTTGGTCGCGCTGATTGAAACCTTGGGCGACCGAATAAACTTGGAAGCATTCCTCGGCTTCTTCAAGATCGCTTCGCTGGCCGAAATGAAGTCCTCGGACTTCGCCAAAGCCAAAGCGTTGCTAGAAAAGAAGGCAAAGCAATGAGGATCATCACCGCAGACCAAAGAACACCGGAATGGTACGCCGCTCGACTGGGCGTACCTACCGCGTCCCAGTTCGGAAAGCTCCTCACGCCAACCGGCAAGCGGTCAACGCAAGCTGACGGCTACATAAACAAACTGGTGGCCGAAATCCTTACTGGGAAATCAGACTTTGAAGAACCCAACGCCGCAATGGCTCGCGGAACGGAACTCGAACCGGAAGCGCGGAGTTACTATTCCCTGATCAACCCCGTCGAGGAAATCGGCTTCTGCCTTCACGACGACGGCTTCGGCTGCTCGCCAGACGGCCTTGTAGGCTCTACGGGGCTGCTGGAGATCAAATGTCCGCTACCCCATACCCACGTTGAGTACCTCGTCGAAAACGCGCTACCGGGCCTGTACGTCCCGCAGGTGCAGGGTCAGCTTTTGGTGACTGGGAGGGAATGGTGCGACTTCCTTTCCTATCACCCAGACATGAAGCCATTGCTGGTCAGGGTCGAGAGGGACGAAAACTATATTTCCGCGCTCCATGAAGTATTATTAGAAACCGTTGATAGAATACAGACTCTCGCCAACCAACTGAGGAAAGACTGATGCACATAGGACAAATGTTGAAAAAGTACGTTGAAGCCAATCACCGCAAAAATACGGAGTTCTGCCGTATGGTTGGGATTTCAAGCCAAAGACTTCAAGCCTACTTCCGGTCGGCCAATGTCCGTTGGTCGACGATTGAGATGATCGCCTCGAAGCTCGGAATGAGCGGCGAGCAGTTTGTTTCAGCTTTGAAAATTTATGGAGAACAACATGGTCATCAAGCAGATCAAGCCTGACTGGTGGACATTGTCATCTGATGATGGAGTCCAGCGCTTTGTGTGGTTCGGCAGAACACGCGAGGAAGTCTTGGCAAAGTTTCGGTCATGGCTACGATGGCATGACCTCGAACGCGTGAGGGTACATCATGGACTGTAAATGTATCCCGGATTCATGGATCGGTGAGCCTGGGCCGATTTGTGACAAATACGAACCTACCGCAGACCATTACTGCGTGTCGTGCCATCACGACGCTTTGTGCCATGAGGTCAAAAATGAACCTTCTGACCGCGCTGATTGAATCAGGAATGCTGCGCGAGGACTCGCCTGGCGTGATGTCATGGCAGCCTTCAATGAAACGCGCTGAAGCTCTTGCTGCCATTCTGAGCGGGTTCAATTACAAGCCCTTCGTCGGACTCGAAGCGAAAGACTTGCAAGGGATCCCGCACGACCACTACGCAGGAGCAGTCTGGGCTGACCAAAAGTTGAGGGAAAAAAACGAATGACAAATAACATAAAGCCTTTACGCGAGCTGCCTTTTGGCTTGATACGTCAGACAAAATCAAGAGATTACTGGCGGGCAAGCAAGCAAAAGGTCACAGTGACCTGTAAGAACTGCGGAATAGAAAGCACCCAAAGCCAAGGTCAGATGCGCAAATTCCATTCTGAGGGTTACGTTTGTCTTTCTTGCAACAAGAAAGGGAAAGACGAATTGCTGGCAGCAAGACTGGCGATTGCAAAAAGAAAGTTGGAGATGAAGAAATGAACAAAGACGATATCTATTTCAATCCGCCCGACGCTTATGTCAGAGAAAAGCCGCCATGGACAAAAGATGTTGACCAACACATCAAAGATTTTTTTGCCAGCGGCGGCAAAGTAACTGTTTTAGCTCACGGGGAAAGCGTTTATGGCAAACAGGCCAAGCGTGACCCTATGGCCTTCGTAATCAATCCCCGCAAATCACGAGAGGAATAGCTCTCGCTCTTCGAGGCGGCGGTTCTGAAGTCCTTTCAGGACTCGGCCGCCTGCTTTGTTCCACTTCAAGAATTCGTCAGCGGCTCCTGCAATATCACCTCGGTTGAATTTCATCCGCAGAGTAGATGATTGCAGATTTCCGAGACCCACGTTGAAACTGAAGGAAACCAAAGCGTCAAACTGTGCTTGGCTATCAGAAGAGCCAGGGCACAGTCTAAGTACGCCGCTCTCAAAACGCTGAAGATCAGATCGCAGAATCGCAACAATCCCATCGTCACTCCAATCCTTATCATGCTCAGGCCGCAAAGGATAGCTCTTGCGATCTTCGAGCTTTAGCTTCCCTTGCTCTGGATACAAAACGTGACCGTACCCAATCGTCCACAAATTCGCCGGACAGCGGTATGGCGAATTCCGTTTACCTTCGTGATGCTTTATCAGGTCAACCGCAGCGTCACTAACTTTCATTTCTTAAACGCTTGGCTACCGAAGTGAAAAGCTACAATGCTTGACCAGATTATCTGTGTCTCCTCATCCCACAACAGCGCCATAGCGTCTTGAAACGCAACGCCAGTCTGAATGGCGTAGTAAAACCCGAATCCATCGACAGCGCAGAGAAGCAGGAACATTCCATAGGTGATCATCGGCCTGACTAAAGCGCGAAGGTTAATCACCCAGGTTGACGCGCCTTTGCCAATCTCAATGTCATGCTGCATCAACGCCGACCGTTCAGACATCGCGGCCTTGATTGCAACCTGCTCAGTTTTGATTTCTTCAAGACGCTGCTGGGCAATGTATCCTCTTTCCGCCATTTCGAGTTCGCGCTCTTTCGCCGCCTGAAGCAAAAGCAATTCATGCTTCTTGTCTTGGCGATCTTGGAAAAAGTCCAATAACTTCGGAAGCCCACCGGCAAGGAATGAAATCACTGTGGATAACAAAGTTAGCATTATTCATTTCTCCCAATTAACCATGTTGCAAACGCTATCGGAACAGCCAGTATTGCTACAACAATCAGAGCGGCTATCAGATTCTGCGCGGCCTTTGCCTGATTGCGGCGTTGTTTTGCTTGGAGTCTTTCCCGGCTTTCCCTGATTGACCGCCGCTCTTCCATCATCTCGCGATATACATCAACGCCGAATCGGTAAACAATCAACTCGCGAAGCTCCTTCTCCTGCTGTTCAATCTTCTTGCGCCGCATCAAGTTCTCAAGAGCTTCCTGCTCAACAGACCCTTTGTGTAACAACTTCTTAAAAAGCGGCGGGTCGCGGCTTTCCTCTTCTGCTTGCTTTAGATCAGCGCACGCGCCGAACCAAGTACCCAGTTGCCCACCAATGTCTTCGATCTCCCGACCGGCTTCGACCGCCCGCTTGATAAAATTGTACGCCGCAGAAGCGGTCGCAAACGCGGTGACAGGATCAAGCACAACACGTTACTCCGCTCCTGAGTCGCTTCCGCTGAGTTTCATCCACGCGCCGAACGTCAGCAGGCCCAGTACGATCATCGTGCCCCA